GCGATAACCGGCTTTCAGCCCGTACAGCATGTCTTTCAGGTTGTCCCAGGGGTTTGCCGACAATGCGCTGGCCGCACCGGTGAAAAAGTACTGCAGCACGCCGAACGCCCGCGCGGCATCGCCCGTGACAACCGGCGTGCCGGTCAGAAAGCCGGTCGGCTGGTTGGTCCCAGATCCCGAGATGAACGCGATGCCTTCCGCGATTGCGAAGCGCTCCCCCCCATCCCGCACCAGTTCTGCTTCGACATCGAAAAACAGGTCGTTGATCGAATGCCGGGTTGCTTCCGGCACAGCCGACAGTTCGCCGAAGGTAGGCGCAACATCGCCATAATCGGAAGTGGCCGTTGCCAGCGTCCGCGCGCTGACTTCGCCCACCCATTCCGCTGCCAGACCGCCGCGATTGACGACCTGGTGGTAGTCGGTCGTCCCGGTGGTCACGACACGCGCAATCGACCGGATCGGCGACACGTCAAGGATCATCTTGTAGACCTGATCTGCGATTTCCTTGGGCAGCGCAAAACCGCCCGACGCACCGACCGTCGTCCGCACGTCGGCGGCCTTCTGCTGCAGGTCGTACAGCCGGTCCATAGCCCCGCCGTTGCTGCCCTTGCGCATGAAGTCGATGAAGGCCGCCTTGTGCTCTTCAGCGGCTTTCTGCGTTGCCGCAGTCGATCCGGGGCGGTTGCCCTTCGTCTCGATCTCGGCCAGGCGGTTTTCCAGCGCCTTCAGCGCCAGATCGGCGTCCTGCTTCGCCTTCAGCGTTGCCGCCAGGTCGGCTTCCATGCGGGCGATCTTCTGCTCGGTCAGAACATCGGCCTGCTTCACGCCTTCCACTTCGGCGCGAATGGCCGCAATGGTCTTGTTGCCCTCCTCGATGAGGGGCTTCAGATCGTCAAATGCCATGGGAAAACTCCTCTAATGGCGATTACAGGGATGTGCGAAGCCTCAGCAGGCTTGCGACTTCTTCCGCGCCATCATCGCCAGCGTCCCGCATGGCCTTGATGCCGTTGTAGCCCCCGCCCATCAGGGCAAGAGCTACGGAACGGGAAAGCCCAGCGTCCCGCGTGAGCATCCGTTCCAACTCTCTTTCGCTTAGACCGGCAGCCTTCACCGCGTCGATCCGCGCCATTTCGTTCATCGGGAACGTCACCAGGGACACTTCCCAAAGGTCCGCCTGCATGATCACCCGCTTGCCGTTGCGATCCATGCTCTTGACCGTGCGATAGCCAATCGACAGCCCGTCGATGGCACCCGCCTTGACCAGTTCGTAAGCCTCGGCACCCGCGCGCACGGTCGTCAGCATCCGGCCCGCCACGCGCAGCCCCTTGGCGTCCTCTTCCATGGTGTTCCAGACGCCGACAACCGAAGATGCATCGTGCTGAAACAGCATTTTCACGCGCCGTCCGCTGTTCAGCGACTGCTTGAACGCGCCCGGCGCGATGATGTCACCGCCAAAATCAACCGTGTCGAAGACCGACCCATAGCCCTCGATCTGGCCCTGATCGTCGGCTTTCCACTCGATGGAAAGGTGCTTAAACTCCATTCTGCGCCCCTTCCGGCGCGGGGCCGGGGTTCATCGCGCCGGCGGAAAGCCGGTTCGCACTGTCGTCCTCTACCGGGTTCAGGCCAATTTCGGCCCTGACCTCGTTCTGCGTCATCCATGCCGGTGTGCCGCCGGCACCCAGGGCCTTGGCGTAATACTCGGCCTGATCCTTGAAATCGCCGCGCAGCAGGTTGCGCTCGTCCAGGTCCACGCGAAGTCCGGTTTCATTGGCCAGAATGTCGCGGTTTGCTGCCTCTTCGAACCGGGCAATCCAGGGCCCAAGCGTGTGCACCACGTGATTGCGGAACATCTGCTCTGCGCTGGCAAAGGTCTGCGCCTTGTCGGACTGCATCATCATGATCGGCTGCACACGGAACACCCGGGCAATCTCTTCGATCTGCATGCGCCGCGTCTCGATGTACTGCGCGTCGACACTGGTCATCGTCATCGTATGGAACGATGCGTCCCCGTCTAGGATGGCAATCCCGCCTTCCCCGTTCGATCCGAACCGCGCCTGCCAGTTTTCGCGCAGCTTGTCTTTCGTTTCCGGCTTCAGCGGCTGCGTATACGACAGCACCCCCGAAGGCTTGCCGCCATTCCCGGCAAGTTTTGCCTGCTGCCGCTCAAGCGCCTTCGACAGCCCGATGGCCTCGCGCGCCAGCCTGACTGCCGGAAGCGCCTTGAACCCGTCCATCGACGGTCCGCGCAGCACGAACACCTCGTCGCGCGAAAAATAGCCATGCGTCTTGTCGCTGTAGTCAACGCGATAGCGCAGCGACCAGTCCGCCAGTTGCTCAACCGACCACGACCCGACCGGCACTGGCAGCAACTCGCGCACCTCGCCGCCGATCATGTTCTTGATCGCGATGGCCGCCACACCCAGGGCCGCGTTGAAGACCATGCCTTCGCGGAACTCGAAACTTGTCTGCCACTCGTTCGGGCGGACGGCCAGCAGCCGGTGCGCCCAATGCTCGCGATCAATTTTCATCCGGTCCAGCCCGGTACCGGCATCAAACGTGTCGCGCACAATGCGCATCGGCATCTGCCCCAGCCCCTCGGCAATGACGCGGGCAGCGCAGAACACGGCAGGCACGTCCAGCGCCGTCGTCTCGTTCACCGGCAGGCCAGCAGACGTGCCCCAGCTCACCCAGCCTGCCATTCCGGCCAGCTGGTTCAGCGTGACTGCCGCGTTCTTGCGCAGGAAACCGAACATCACAGGACCAGCAGTTCTTCGGTGTCCAAGTAAGACGCCGCCCACCCCGCCTGCGGATTCCGTGCCATCAGCGCGAAAGCGTTGAACCCCGCCATCAGCGGGTCGATCTTGGCCTTGCCTGCCGTCTCTTTTGTGATCAGCACGGCATTCCCTTTCTGTTCCGCACGGGCATTGCCCAGCACCCAGGCCATCATCGGCTGCCCGCCATGGCGGAACGTGCCATCCATCAGCTTGCGTTCCATGCCCCAGATCGCCGATGACAGCCGGTATCCCTGCCCCACGGCCACCATCTGTGCCGGGGCAATGCCCGCCAGCGTCAACTCATCCACCAGCGCCGCCACCCCGGCCGGGTCCAGGCCGATTGCGGCCTCTGCCGGCAACAGCCGGTCATCGTTCAGCGCGCCGATCATCTGCGTCAGTTCTTCGAAATCCTGCGTCGGCCAGGCGCAGATCGTCAGGTCGCCCGCCGCTTCGAAATCGCGCAGCACCGGCACAATCTCTTTCCGCCGTTCCAGCACTGTCGGATGCGCCCAGGCATGAAACCAGGCCAGCCAGGCCATCGTCTCGCGGCACCGCCCGGTCACGCACAGCCCCAGCAGGTCATCTGCCCCGCCGCCGTCAATCCCCACCACCGCCACATCACACCGCTCCCGGATCGACTCCAGCGTCACCGGCAGTGGGTCTTTCGCCCCCTGCCAGAAATCCGCTCCGATCCAGCGGTTCGAATGCAGCGCCAGCCCGACTTCCACATTCAGATGCTGCGTCGCCCAGGCAATGATTTCGCCGGTGCCGTCTTCCTTGGCCCGCGCATAGCCATCCAGCAGCGCATCGAGCGCAATCGACCGGTCCAGATTGGGCGTCACCATGTGCCACAGATCCGGGTTCAGCCAGGACTTGTCCTTGCTGATCTGGATCGCTTCCGGAAATTCGTACAGCACCGGCAGCGTCTTGACCCGCTCGGTGATCTTCCCGTCCCGCACCCCACGGGCATAGTGCAGCTCGGTCCTGAACACCCCTTCCGGCGGATGGTCGGACTGCGTCGTGATCATCACCAGCAGCGATTCCGGAAACGGCATCATCCCGCCCCGGATCTGCCGGATCACATCCGCCGCATAGGGCACCGACCCCAGGATGTGGATTTCGTCGATCAGGGCAAAGATCGGCTTCACCCCTGTCAGAACATCCATGCCAAAGGTGCGCACCATCAGGCGGGCATTGGTTGTCCTGTCCCGGATCGTCTTGATGTTTCCACCCTGCACATGGAAACGCTTCTGCAGAAAGCCGTCAGGATCGGCTTCAATCATCCCGCGCGCCTGTTCAAAGGCCACTTCGCTGATCTTCTGCGTCGGGCCGATGATCAGCATGTCGGCATTGCGCCGCTTGTTGAGCAGCAGAAAGGTCAGCGCAATGGCCGCTGCACTGGTGGTCTTCGAATTCTTCTTTGGCACCAGGATGAAGATTTCGCCCACCTGGCGCACTTCCGGCCCCGCCGCACTGGTGGCCATCGACCCGAAGGCGGCGCGCACAATGTCGCGCATCCATTCCCCGGCCGCCTCACGCAGCTCCGGCTGCCCGATCACATCCGGCAGCCGCAGCTTGTTGAAGATACCGACGGCCCGTTCGGCCTTCGCCATGTCCAGCGGCAAATCGGCAATCGGCGTCTCACCCCGCGCCAGCTTCTCTGCCCAGTCGGGACAGGCAAAGTTAAAGGCCATTACTGGACAGTCCCTTCACCATCCAGCAGGTCGCCCCAGCCCTTTGTCGGCAGCTTCGCCGCCGCAACCGCCGCTTCCTTCTTACCCAGAACAGGCGTCTTGCCCTTCTTTTCCCCGGCACCCTTCGGTGCGCGGTCGGGATGCGGGTCGATGATATCCTTCAGCATCCGCATCGACGGCACATGCCCCTCACGCATCCGCTGGGTCAGAACGTCGATCATCATTCCCTCGACATAGACGCGGCCATTCTGCAGCTCACCCGAAAAATGTTTGCGCAGCGTGTCGTCATCTATCCCCATGTCTGTCGCGATCCGCTCATGCGACCACCCCGCAGCAGCGCGCGCCGCCACAAACATTTGATTTTCCTTGGTTTTTGCATAAGACGGGCGCCCGCGCCTGTCCCTGATCGGCACCACAGGCAGACCGAACAGGTCAACCCCAGCCGCCTCCTGTGATTCCATCACCATCCCCGAAAAAAAACCCCCGAATGTG